GTTCGAAGGGTCGTAATCGCGGCTGGCATTAGCCCACCATTGAGCGAGGGTCTAGCGCGTGTGCGATCAATCCTCTGACCTTAGCGAGAAGCTGTGCGCTCATTCGGTAAGGTGAGGGCTGGAAATCGACAGAATTAGAACCAGTTAAAGTGCTGGTTCTTGCTTGCCAGATCTCGACAGCTATCATCAAAGCGGCTTGCTGAATAGCCATGTCGGCTGTCCAGTCTGTGTAAGTTCTCGAAGCAACTGAGCCATAAGGGGCAATAGCGTGCTTAGGTTGAGCAGTCGCATGAGCTGTAGCCATGCTAATTGAGTAATCGCCAACTGCCGTGATTACTTTGTTTCCATTGTAATTAGTACCAGAATTGGTAATCGTTACAGTTTGACCAACATAAAAAATCTCTTTGACAGGATCATTAAAGTAAAGAGTTCCTGAACCAACAATGTTTTCGTGTGCTACTGAAAAATAAGTAGGACTCCATAGCATTGGAAGTAGGACTGAATCACTAGCATCGCAAACTTCTTGAATTGTCGCATCTGGATACAGCGAGCCAACGCCGAGAACGCTCTTGAGTTCAGCTACTGTGCAGAGTGACATTTCCAATTCCTTTCTAAAGACCAAGAGGGGGCAAGGGCTATGCCCCCTCTTAGCGACTTAGTGGGCTTACGCCTTGTTGTTCTTAAATGCGCCAGCAGCAACCTTAGTTGCGATTGCGCCAAAGCCGTAATAACCAATAGTTACCTGACCAGCGGCTGTTGACTCAGCACGCAATCTATAGGTCGGTGACTCATACCATGTGTAAGCATCTGGGTTAACGATAAGGATTGTTCCATCGCTATCACCAGCGTTTGTTGGATCTACATATAGGTTGAGTCCTGCAACATTACCTGTTAGTGATGTTGGTGCTACTTGACCGCCAGCGTTCATTGGCTGTGAAGCGGTATAGATTGGTCGCCCAGAGTCATTTAAAGACATGATGTTTGACCATTGTCCTGTTGACACGACCATGTTGCGAGCGAAAGGATTTGGAAGTCCTGCTGTTGCTGCATAAACAGAAGCAGATCCGCGAGCTACAATTCCAAGCAATTCTGCTGCTGTTGGATATGTTGCCACTGTAGTTGCATCAAGTGATGCGCCTGAGATAAGTGCTGCGTTTACTGCTGCGTTTGTTGTCTTTGCGTAAGCTGCTGCCATGTTGCGAACTAGCTCATCAAAGAAAGCAGGAGATGTGCGATCAAGAAGTTCTACAGAGAATGTCTGTTGTCCGGCATACTTCTTAACAGATACTGACAAGAACGCTGAGTTCTGATCTGTCTCTGTGAATGCTGCGCCTTCTGCAACTTCGCCAACTGTTGGCATTACTGTGATCTTTGGGATTTCGAAAGTCATACCTGCATCTGGAAGCACTCCGCGAGAGATTGCATCGATTGATGGGCGGATTGTTGTGCCAAGTGGGTTGATGATTTCATTTAGTTGACGAGTTGGTACAAGACCAGCGTTGTCTGTTGTGTCATCTGCTGCAAGTAGGTATTGACGAGCTGACTCGTCTCCTAGTGCTGCACGAATTGTGTTTTCTGCATACTTAGCAGCTGTGATTTCAATACGTGGCTTTGTGTAAGCCATTGCTGTGACAGTTGGGCGAGCAGCTTCGACCGCTGGTGCTTCAACTGGTGTTGCTTCGACTGCTGGAGTGGTGTTTTCCACGGTGGCTGTCTCGCTTTCTGTTGGTTGGGTTGATTCTTCTACAGCAGATTCTTCCGCTGCAATATCAGTAACTTGAGCAGACTTGAATGCTGGCTCTGTCACTAAACTTACTTCGACCAAGCGTGCGGCTGATACATAAGTAACGCCATCCTTGATCTTTGACTTCAGGACTTCTGCCCCGATGCTTAAACCTGATTGCAATCCTTCTTCAGCCAAGATTAATGCTTCTGTACCGCGTTGTGAACGACTTACAGAAAAGACAGCATCGATTGAGTTCTCTGACTCGGAGAAGCTGACTGCGCGACCCAAAGGCTTCTTTGAATCGTGCTGATTAAGAAGTTTGATTGTCTTAGGATCTGGGATCTCGATTGATCCTGAAGCAAAAATAACTTTGCCCATGTTGGTAGATCCTGCTTCAATGTTAAGAGGCACGATCTTGCCTGAGATAGTGCGATTGGCTGAATCGGCTGTGAGTTCAGCTGCGAAGGTGATTATCTGGCTCATTCCATACCTTGACTTCCGTTAGGTGTTAGATCTGTCATTTCCATTGCTTGTTCTTGTGTAATGAGATTAAGTTGTAATAGTTTTTCAATAACTGCCAGTTCTGCTAATGGATCAGTACGCAAAAAGTTTTTGTCAATGTCAAACTTAACTACATTGCCGCGAGCAGTAATGTCATCCATTGATAAACGATCTTCAATAGCTGAGATAAATGGCTGTAAAGATAATGTTAAGAATTGCTTGCGTTCATCTTGAACATTGGCATAAGTCATTGAGTTGTTTTGATCTGCTGAAACATAATAGGCAGGCACATTACAAAGACGGGCAATGTCGGTTGCCAAGTTGAAAATCGCATCTCCGTACATCATGTCTTTAGGTGAAAATGAGACTGGGTTGTATTCTAAAGTCGATGTCAAATAAGCAGTAGAACGATTGTTACGAGCAGTACGCCAAGCAGCTAGTAATCCTGAAACTTCTTTAGGATCTAGATCAGCCCCGGTATTCTTAATGTAACCAGTTGCCATTGGAGTTGATGCAGCAATAGTTGCTGCTTTCTGAACATCGATAGCTGCGCGAATTGTTTGAATGCCAGTTGTTAGAATGCCAGGAAGCAAAGATTGGAAAGTAACTAAACTTCCAAGACCTTCCATTGGCAAAGTAGTGCCATCAACTGCATAAGATTTTACAAAAGTATTAGTGCTGTCAAGTGTTGCAGTTACGCGATTGTTAGCAATCCATTCGAAGCGAGATGGTCTGCCGTCCTCGTTGTAAACCTCGACCACCTGCCAAAAAGCCTGCGAATATAGAAGCAACGATTCAACTGTATAAGCGATTGTGACTGATCTTGGTTGTGAGTATGAAGGCTGCTCTAACCAAACTGGTGAGCCAAGTTCTTCGTTAGTTGATTTTCTGTAAAGCTCTAATGGAATTGCGCCAATAGTTCCAGCTAAAAGATTTCTGCATCTTTGTAATGCTGGGACACTTAAAGCATCTTCTCTACTTACATAGGAATACTGAAACGGCATAGCATAAGGTGAATACTCGCCTAAAACTTGAGGGGCATATTGCGCTTCGACAGACGGCTTAGTTGGCTTTGATTCTGCTCGCGAAAATATACCCATAGCCTAAATGATAGCACAACCTAGACAGATTACTAGCATATGTCAAGTTATGATTTGTGGGCGTGGTGCTGGCAGCATTAACTTACTTACTGCCATTGCGACTCCAATGATGGCTGAGATGTCACCAGCTGATTTGCGCTTGATAATTCGCCAGGCTGAGTCATTAACCTTGGCAGCACAGTTGTTAAATTGCTGGATCAATTCTGCTTGCCCATTATGTACAACCTTATGAGTTACCAATCCAGTTAGAAGATCGCCACAGGCCTGATAGAACTGCTGCCCACTTACATCTTCAGTCATTACTCCTGCTTGCTTCAATCGGTCTGCAATCGACTGTGTGGCGTATTTGTCATAGCAGACTAAACGCGGCCGATAGATATCAGCCCAAGCTTTGATGGCCACAGCAATCTTTAGATCATCGACTGCGACCTGAGAACTCCAAGTCTCCATAATTCCAATACCGATCCTGCCATCAGGCAGCAACTGGCCAGCAATAAGGCTCGCATTGCGCCTTGACGGGCTAACATCAAAAGCAAAGACGGTATATGCCCCAACTGCGATCTCTAGCGTGTTGTCGCTGGTTTCTTCCAAGACTCCATGAGGCCAAGGAGACTGAAGGCTGTCGATCCATTGGCAAAGGGTTTCAGTGCGAGTAGTTTCAATAGGTGCTGTGGCAATAGCTTCTTCAATCGATTCTTTTGTCACTGTGTAGCCAAGTGCGGGATTACTTGGCACTACCGCATTACGCCAAAAAGCATCTGATGAGATATCAATCTTGCAATACTGTGGCGCGCTGTATTCGTAGTAACCAAAGGTCTCAGGTGGGTAATCCTTGGCTCTTTCAACCAATCCGTTAAGAACTGTGCTGAAGGCATCCCCGGCATTTGATGTTAAGAAGGTTTGAGCGTTGGCTCTAGCTCTTGTTGTTGGGATTGCTGCTTTGTAGCCATCTTCAGAGATTTCGCGCACTTCATCGATCCATAAGAAGTCAGCTGTGCGACCACGAGCTGAATCTCGAGTATCTGATACTAGATCAAGCGTTGCCCCGTTAAGCAGCTCGATGCGCTCGCCACCATTGGCATATCTGACAGCCTTAGTCATTGCCTTTAGCTCTGGAGTCGATTCAATGATCCAAGCAATCTCTCGAAAGGTCATCAAGGCCGTTGCTCGGTTTGAGGACATGATTATGTGCTTCTTCTCATCACCATAGAACATGCCCCAGATAACTCGGACTCTGCCTAGGTGAGACTTGCCATTCTGTCTCGAAATAAGCAATAGCGCAGTCTTTACGCGGTACTGATCCTTCTTATCAACCATCATCATCTGCTTGAGGATAAATTCTTGATAAGGCATGAGCTTATCCATCTTTAGACGTTCAACCATTTCAATGACTTCGCTAGCTCTGGACTTGCCCTTTAGAAGTGGCGTGTGAACCCTTGGCTCGGTTGCCCCTCGTAGAGCTTTGACTGACTTGGGTTTATTCGTCATTGATTCGGATTAGGTCGGATCTTAAAAGGACTGTCTGGCATCGGCTCGGACTGCATCGGGTATATACAGGATGAAAAGACAGGGGGGGTAGCCGTCTTACCTAAAAAAACACCATCATTGAGCGCACCCTTGCGTAAGTTACAGCTCTTACACAGCACCCTGAGATTATCAAGATCATGAGTGCCCCCAGACTTTCTTGGGATGATGTGATCGATGTGCATATCGCCTTCATCTGTGCCACAGATCTGGCATACCCTGCCATCACGATTGAACACACGTTCACGCTGCCCTCTATAGCGTCTTGAGTTCAGCTTATCTAATGCCATCCCTTAGCCTTCCAATGATCTAACGCTGCGCAGAAGTCAGGCTCATCATACTCTGTAACTCCATAGCGATGAGCAACATACCTACTTGCCCAGTCATACTGCTGTGCTGGGCTGGCAGTAGCCAACCACTTAGATCTACCTTGAAGGAATCCATGATGACTACCATTGACAGCATTAAAGTTCCAGTTGCTTTCTTTAATAGCAAGAGTATCTAAACAATTATAGGTAACTAATGTTAGTTGGCTTTTTATAGCTTCTTTAATGCTTATAGGTTTAATATCTTTTACCTCGACTGCTTTAGCAGTCTCAGTTATAGGTGATTCATTTATGAATAGAACTCCCCCGATAGCTAACATCGCGGTCGCGAGCAACCGCGCACACGCGCTCGCTAGCGATTTATAGCGTACCACCGTTGTCAAATCCATTTGTGTTTTACGCATGATCTTGGGCGTGTCTAATCCTGCATACAATCATGGCGTTCATCAAGATCGAAGGCACAGTAGTAGCAACCCATAGGCTCATAGCAATAAGCACAGCTGTGTTCAAACATGATTTCGTTACAACAAGTCATTAATACTGAGTGTTCGCTTTCTTTGTAATGAATTGACATTTACTTATCCTTTCCCCAGCCAGTACCTTTGAAGATAGCTGGTGTTGCTGTAAATACCCGAATCATGGGAGTTGAGCAGTGCAGCACTGGGTTAGCAGCCGCGCTCATTGAGTGTTCAAGCTCTTGCTTTTGGCCACAAACTATGCATTCATAGTCATAGACTGGCATTGTGTTCCTCGCATTTCGTACAGTATGTGTAACTGCTGATTAACCAAGTACCACAGCCCTTACATCGGCTTGGCTCTTGAAACCATTCTGAGTAATCGACTTTATTGAGTAGCTGGATCAGGTCTGAGAATCTGAGCATCGCCCCATATTCCCCGGCATCTTCGCCTTGCCCATTAAATCTCATAACCACAACACTCAGCTTCCCATCTGAACGTTTGCGGGTCTGATCCAGCCACGCCTTCGGCTGAAAGGCAGATCGTGCTTTCACTTCGATGTCGAACGGAACACCTGTGATATCACTGCCTTGCCTGCCTGCCCCAGCACTGTCCGCATAAGGGAACCACTTTTTGAGGTACTCAGCGACGCACTTCTGAGTGCGGTAACCCCTGTGCTTACGATGCTGGGAAGCCATTAGTTTTTCATTCCTTTGATCCACCATTCAACACGCTTCTTGGCGCATTCAATTGAATGTTTATA